TTATCACGGATGGATCCAAATGGCCATGCTGTTATGGTCACTTTAACTTTTCCTGATTCTTTTACGATGTTACCATTAGTAATAAACACTGATATGGTTAGGGATTATTTTTCTCAGAATGGTGATCAATTGCAAGACGAGCTTCACAATAAGTCTGTTTTTTGTCATTTGGAAGAGGAGTCCTTTCGTGCTGTTGGTGAATATTGTGGATCTCTTGTTAAACCTCCTTTTTCAAATGTTTCAAAATATCAGAAATCTCCGTTGTATGATAAAGCTGTTGAATTTGATGATTGTGTTACTGGACTTGGAGTTCCAACATTACGTGCTCATAGAGGTTGTGATGGAGCTTGGGTCCATCCCTTATTGGCTTGTGCGAGACAAATGTCAACATGTGGTAGGGTTGTGAATCAAACTCCATTCTTTGATGCTGCAAATCTTGCTTTTAAACATATTTTACCAGTTGTAAAGGATGATTTGAGATCAATCACTCCATTATCTGTGAAGCAAGTTATTCGTGGAACTTCTCACACTAATCCCCTTAACTTAAAAGCTGGTTTTGGTTATCCACATAATCATTTGTCAAAAAATGATATTGTGTGTGGATCTATTGATGAACCATATTTTGTTGAGTGGTTTGCTGATGAGATTGTGGATGCTTTGAAGAAACTTGATGCTGGTGTTCCTATTCTGAACATCTCTGTTGCTAATATAAAGGATGAAATTTTAAAACAATCTAAGATTGACGCTGGATTAGAGCGTATCTTCTTTGCTGGAAATACGCTCTACCTTGTGTTATGTCGTATGTACTTATGCCCATTTATGGATATTCTGATGAATAATCGGGATAAACTATTTGGACAGGTTGGTATGAATGCTATTGGTTTAGAGTTTCATGATAGATTGTTTGCAATGTTTGTAAAAGTGTCGGGGTCTACAGATTTTACGCGATTCCTATATGATATGGGATGGCTTGATAGTGATTTTGACAAGTATGACAAGAAATTGCTTGTTCTTGTATTTGGTGTGTATGTGATGTGGTTATTAGTTCAAGCCACTCCTTACTATCGAGACCCATTGCATGCTATTGATTTGAATCGAATAAAATTAATTTTGCAATCATTACAACAATTCATTGTTATCATAGGCAATGATATTTTTTTGATGCAAACAAAAATGCCTAGTGGTGTCTTTGGAACTGTTTGGATAAATTGCATTTGTGAACTCATAATAGAGATATTAGAGTTTTACTTTTGTTATTATTTCAAGCGTTACAATGAGTATCCGATGTATGGTAATTTTGTTTATCTTGGTTCATTAGATGTTGATTTCTTTGTTGAGGTTGCTTTGATTAATTATGGCGATGACAATTTGAAATATGTGTCTCCAATATTTCGTGAGATATATACACATGAGAGTATTATTGCATTCTCGGATTTTATTAAGATGGGTATTACCCCAGCTAAGAAATCTGAGACTCTCATTGAGTTCAAATCTGTCACTCATATTTTATTTCTTAAACGAACTCCAGTTTATAATGAAACTATAGGCCGAGTTTTGGGTCAATTAGAGTTAAGCTCGATTGCCAAAATGTTAGCCTATACTGATTCTGTTGATATTCGCTGGGAGGCTATGGTTCTTAACCAAGCTACCCGTGAATTGTCATTTCATTCAGTGGAATTGTTTAATAAGTTCAAAACTATTTTTAAAATAGAAGCTGATCAACAAGCTACAATGTTATCTGTTATTGAGACAGATGAGTGGTCACTACAAACTAGTGACGAAATTCCCCTTTTATCTTTTTCAGGGAGATTTTCATATATATGAAGAGGAGATAGCCGTGCCAGGGCTTACAAAACTGACTGATTCCATTAATATGGGTGCCAGTTAGTCTGGCGTCTTTATTATAGATCAGGTCATTCTGGTCTTTCCCAAAAAA